TGGAGAAGAGTTACTTCTTCCATTTCAGTAACATTTGCAGCTTTGATATTGACAGCAAGTCCCATTGGATTACCTGCATAGATCGACTTGCCAGGTATCTGCTGCAAGAATGCCCTAATTGTGTAAGTCCCTTTCTTAACCTCTAATGCAAATGTTTGCTTTCCATTAGATACTCCTGGAGATTTAAATCCAATAACATCTAATGTTTGTGCCGTAAACTTACTATTAGAAATTTCAAGTCGTACATTATCATCAACCTGAACATCTACTGAATATGTTCCAGACGCTGGAAATGAAACGTTATTCCAAACAATCTCATGAGTTCCCGCATAATCATCTGCAGAACGAACTGGTTTTGCGAGATTTGGTGTTTTTGATGGTTTTGGTTTGTCAAGAGGTTGAATAAATCTAATACTAAGATTTCCATTTGTATCAAAACCACCTGAAACATCATCATCAAAAATGACAGTATTATCTACTGTCTTGAATCCAGAATCTGAGCTTCCTCCAATCGTAGTAATCTTATATTCTTTACCTGCTGTGAAAATTCCTTCTCCATTGATTTTCTCTTTTTCTTTTATTCTCTCAAAATATTCGGGTCTTCCCTGAAATCTACTTTTTCCAGACGCATTAAAAACCCGTTTTACGTCTCTTTTTAATCTAACATCTGGTCCATCTGCACTAATTTTTACTTCTTTTGCAAATACACCAGAGATATAATCCTTATCTCTGGTCCTCAATCTAAATCCAATTTTTGCTCTTCCAGTTCCAATGACCTTTAAGAATAGATCATTTCCCCTTTGTATAAATGATGCCTTTGGTTTTACAAATGGTGCTGGTTTAGGAGTAGGAGGAACAGCAGGAATCTCCGGATCAAGTTCTACTGGGTTGAATGGAGTGACACCACTTCTACTAAAGAAGTCTCCCGATTTACCAACATCTGGTTTTACTTTATAGAGAGGTCTAGTTGCTTTCTTAATATAATCAAGCGTATTGAAGACAGTTCCAATTGACTTAAATTCATTAAATGATTTTAATGATTTGACTGGTACATTACCCTCACCAACTGTAAAACCATCTGCCTGAATTGTAAGAGTTTTAGTGATGCTACCTTTATTACCACTTTGAGTTAATGTTACACCGCCTACACTAATTTTTTCTACAGCAACCCCAAATTTGCTAGGATCATCATCCCAGTCTAATTTTAACTGAACAATACCAGGACCATCAGTTATTAATCTCTTTCCATCACTAGAAAATCTAGCATTATTTGTGGATTCTGCTATTGAAAATGTAGAGTTGATGTCATCTCCAGCACCATCTCTCATTTTAATAAATTTATCACCATCACTAACTGTAAAACCACCTGTTCCAAGCACTTCTTTCGAGTCGTCTTCTCCTACAAAAATTGTTTTAGAAGCACTTCCTTTTGTACCTTTTTGTTTTACTGTCCAACTGACTTTTTTACCATTACCAACCTTTAAAGTTCCTACAGAAAGTCCAGAAATATTTTTCTTATCATCCCACTTAAACTTCAAGGAAACATTTCCTTTTCCATTGACGATCATTTGAGTTCCGTCATCATTAAACTTAGCGGATACTCCAGGAGATGTTGACTCAATTTTTAATGAGGCATTTTCATCAAATCCATTATTGGCGTCATCATCAAATTGAACCTCTCTACCTTTGTTTCTTACTCTTCTGCCTGCTCGTTTATTTGCACCCTCAGTTCTAATGGCATATGACTTCTCGCCACGAACAGTTTTAGTACTGCCCTTGTTTAATCCATAGTATGTGATAGACAAATCCTTTGTAATAGGTTTTGGTTTCACTTTTTGTGGACTATTAAGCAAATCTATTCTGATTTCATGAAGACCTTCTTTTACTTCAATCTCTTTCTTTACAGGGGTTTGATTAAAAGTATTTGAGATATCCATGATACTTTCGCCATCAAAGATAACCTCTGATATGTTATCAGCAGCTCCTCTGAAAGTGTATGTTCCATCATGAGGAAAATATTCTTTATAGAATATAGAATATGGTTTACCTGCTTTATCTGTTCCTGGTTGATCAGATATCATTTGCGGAGAAACCGCATAGTTATTCATGAAACTTGGTTTGATTTTACGTAATGGGTTAGAAGGTACATTCACCCTATATGTCAAATCAAAAGTAAATCTTTTAAATCTATTTGGTTGATCTTTAAATTTCTGTTTTAGCTCATCTGAAACTTTTACCTCTATCGCTTTTCTATTAGACGCTTTAAACTTTCCTCTCTTTGCAGTAATTTGAATGTCATCATTGTCATTTAATGAACCAACAATGTCCCCAAAGATGGTTGCACTACGCTGTGTATTCTGGAATTCTCTGTTTTCTTTTGCATTTCTACCCGCATTCTGTAAAAGACCTTGCTCTACTAATTCACTTTTAGCACCTCTACCCTTAGCAACAGTCGCGACTACATCATAAGTAGTATTCGCCTTTACTTGTTTTGTAGCAACTCTTGTTTTTTCATTTACTTTTTCGGACTGAATACCTTTAAGTTTAAACTTATGTGATCCATCTCTAGCAGTAAACTCATACGTAATAGATCTATTCCCTCTAGTTCCCTGTCCGTATACCTCAAACTCAACACTTACTAAATCTTTTGAGACATTTTTTTCTCCACCCCACTTCCAGATTTCTACTGGGAATAAAGTGCCGCCAAGTGTCATTGATTGTTTTTCTTTACCATCACCAATAACTCTTGAAGCAGTCTCGGATCTGGTTGTCCACCAAGGTTTGTTTGGATCATATCCCTTAAGGA